TAATGAAGTGAGTGTTGAAGAGTATAATACAATCGATGATGAAAGAAAGGCTGAATATTCTTTGGGTACACATAAAAGATATATACAAATACAATTTTCCAAATCAAAAAAGAAAATACCCCAACACGATGAGGAACGTATTATCGAAGAACTCGTGGATGTCCTCGATGAAAACGGTCAAACCGTATGGGAAGAGACTAGCAACACAGTTCCCTCATATACCCTCGTGGATCATGGAACCTATAAGGCTGCCCTTGTCACATGTAAACTTTATTAAATATATTCACATATAAATCCAGTCATAATATATTTAACACCTTTTTCAACCTCTTGTCCTCGGTGTGGATATGTCCATGTAGACGGAAAAAATAATATCTTCCCGCATTCAGGTTTAATTTTTTTACCATTAATAAATTCTGTACCACTTTCATTATCATTAAAATATATGATAAAAGCTAATAATCTTTTATTACCCATCTTATCATCAACGTGCCATCTAAAATAATCTCCCACTTTATATCGCGCCATTACAAAGTTTGTTATGACTATATTATCTCCAAACGTCTTCTCTAGAATACGATGATCATCTCCATGGTAAGCGTTTATAAACAAATACTCAAAATATTTTTTTATACCAGAAACTAAATGTACTTCTATTTGATCATTAATCATTTTCCATTCAGGTTTGGTATATACTTGTAAATCGATTGTTTTTTTTAATGTTTCAAATACTTTACTACCACCTACTTTACCTACACTTTTATCAGGGTCATTCTCAAACTTTTCTATTATTTCCTTACACAGTGCCCGTGGTACAATATCACGAGCTTCGTAGATGTACTCCATTTGTGAAATTATAGTACTATTTTTTTATACCAGTATAATAAAACAATGGGTGTTATCATCAACGAAACAATTACTCTCACCAATGGACTCACTGTTACCAACCCATATGCTTCAATGGGTCAGAATCATATCAGGATAGAAAAAATGGTGGATAATAACCCACAATACACCATCGAGGGTCAATTCACCATGTGGGTGAGTCAAGCGCTACGTGCGTCTGGTTCTGGAGACATTGGGTGTATCCGAGTCAAAATTGGATCTAATACACCTGCTACAGGTAACATCTATGAACTCCTCTATAACAAATTTAAAACTATGAAGACCTGCACCGATTCTATCTAAATTGCGACTTCGTAAAAGTCGTCCCCATTTTTCTTACAAATTGTGTCCCAGTTTGTAAGTCTTCCCAGCTTAAAAATAAACTCTCACTATATTATAAAATGTCTGGTGGTATTGCCCAACTCGTAGCCGTCGGTGCTCAGGATGTACACCTCGTTGGTCAGCCCGAGGTGAGCTTCTTCCGCTCCACCTACAAACGTCATACAAATTTTTCCCAAACTGTCGAGCGTCAGGTCATTCAAGGTAACGTCTCCAACAACGGTATGTCCACCGTTCGCTTCGAGCGCAAGGGTGACATGCTCGGGTATGTCTACCTCGTTCCCAATAATGGTACCGCTACACAAGCTTACAGTCAAGCCCAGTGGTTGACCAAAATTTCCAAGGTTGAACTCCTTGTGGGGGGTCAGGTGATTGATGAACAGGATTCCACCTACTCTACCCTGGTTGCGCCCCGTCTTTCTGCGACCACCGCTTCCAAGTCTATTGCTGCCGACCTGGTCAACGGTGGCACATCCTACAGGTTCTACCCCCTCCGCTTTGCTTTCTGTGAGAACTGGCAGACTGCTCTCCCACTCATTTCTCTTCAGTACCACGATGTCGAGCTCCGAATCACTTGGGGCGCCGCGGCGGCCACTGACAAGTGGGATGTCTACGCCAATTACGCGTATCTCGATACCCAGGAGCGTGAGGTATTCGCTTCCCAACCCCAAAATATGCTCATCACCCAAACCCAGAAGGCGGTCTCCTCTGGATCCAAGATCCAGGAGCTCAACTTCAACCACCCCGTCAAGTATTTGGCTTCTGGTAAGGCTTCTGCTATGGCGATCCTTAACGATAATAATAAGCTCAAGCTCCAAATTAACGGTACAGATGTTGCTGATTACAAATTTGCCGATCCCAACTTCTCCACTGTAACTTCGTATTATCACACCACTAACTCGTCTTTAGGAACAGCCAAGACTCTGTTCTTCTACCCATTCTGCCTCGATTCCGGTAAGCTTCAGCCTACCGGTAGCTTAAACTTCAGTCGACTTGACTCGGCTCGTCTCATTAACGATAACCAAGATGTTGGTGATGATATTTATGCTGTAAATTACAATGTCCTCCGTATTGAAAATGGTATGGGAGGCCTTTTATATTCTAACTAATTAGTAAAAGATGTTTTGGACAGTAGTATTTCTCCTTGCCATCGTTTTTGTATTGACGTACGATCCTAACTCCAGGACACTCGAAAAGTTTGTTGGTCAACCCACACAGCCAACAAGCAAATCATGTGAAAATGCGCATTACGAAGCCGTTCAATTTGCCCAGAGCCCGTATGAATGCCCCACCGCTGGTAAGACTAAGATGGGTGCCGTGATGTAGAAAGCTTAAAAAGAAAATGACATTTTCATTTATAAATGGTTCCAGTCAATAAAGACACACTACTCATCGTTGCAGTGATCGTTTTTGCAATTGGTATGATTTACATGTTTAAAGAGTTAAACAAGGCTAAACAGGATATTGACAATTTTAAAGGTTTCTCAGCCCAGGTCGTTCGACACTTAGCTCCACCCCCAGAGCCAGTTTCTGCTCCAGTTCCTGTACCTGAAAAGAAGCTTGAAGATATCGATGAGGTGGATGAAAAATCCGAAGAATAATCATATCCACTTATTATAACTTGCGAATGCGCAATGAAGAAGTACAAAGCGATTGCAGTACCGGTTACTTTTACCGATGGGAAACCGAGATTTCTCACAGTAAGAGACTGGAGATTTAAAGATTGGATTTTCGTAACGGGTGGGTGTAGAAGACGGGAAATTTACAACCCCTTGAGGTGTGCCCTACGAGAATTAGAAGAAGAGACACGTGGTGTCGTGTCACTAAAAAATGGTGAATATACAGAATTCAAATTTATACACAAAGAAAGCCCAACGGTAGACCTAGAATATAACGTATTCATATTCTTTGTCAATTACAATCGATCAGAACAACAAACACAAATTCGTAAGTTTTACGAAGAAAAACACAAAACACAAATCAAAAAGATGAACAATCAACCTATTCGTAAAACCCATGATGAGAACGATTTCATGAGCTATGATACACTAGAAGAATTCAACGGACGTAAACGATGGAAGTTGATCATAGATAATGTCATTAAGAATCCCCAATTTTATGCGTGTATAAGTTCTCACAATAGAAAAACCTTCTCTATTAAATAATGAAGTCCAAGGCTTTTATTTTAAGACAGATTGGTGAACTACTCGAGAAGAACCGAGTACTGTGTGAAGAGGAGATTGAACAGTGGTACAAAGATAATGAAAGTAAAACGGTTTATGAATTACTTACTTTTAAAAAGCAAATTTCTCAAAGTAAAGAATATCAGGACGTCTCATGTATGAAATGGTTTAGAGATGAAGAACAATAATAAGGTATGTTTAAGAATTGGTACACTTCCCAAAAATTCAATAATGCTACCAATCTATCACATGTGCTCATGGACGGGGGTAAACTCTCAGTGCCATTTGATAGATTGAATGAATTTTACGATAAGTATATAGAGTCTGTAAAATCTGGTGAGAGAATTTACGTCGTCGAGCAAAAGAGTGAGACCTATAACTTTTTCGTTGATATCGACTATAAAGATGTCGATCCCCTAGGTATTGACGATATACGTGATATATCTAAAAATATTTGTGAAACTGTTAAATTTCATGGTGGTAAAGAATGTCTCGTTTCTGTATCACCACCAAAGGTGTCTGGAGATCTAATGAAAACTGGTGTACACCTCAATTGGCCTAATTTCGTGGTTGATCAAATTTCAGCCGTCGCACTCCGTCAACATATTCTAGTCTCTCTCTCTAAATTTAAAGGTGATATGGATTGGAATGAAATTATTGATTCATCTGTGTATGGTGACACACGTAGGAAAACTAAAGGGAGTGGATTTAGGATGCCATGGTCATACAAACGAGCAAAACATGAAGCATGTGGAGGTCATGGGTGTAAGGATTGTGAACATGGTAGGGTTGATCAGTTGGCTTATCTCCCAGTTTTTATTTACAAGGTTGGTTCTCTCGTGAGAATAAGTCAAGAACCGTCAGTTGAAATTCTTAAAATGTCAGCCGTTAGAACTGACGCACCTAGTACAGTTTCAGTGGAATCACCTTCAGTATCTATACGAGTCAAGGAGGATTCTTTTTCAGAAGATCAAACTAATAATGAAATTTATGATGAGGAATTGAAAAACCGAATCGAAACGTTTATTCGAAAAAATATGGAAGGTCAAGGGGGTGCATATATCACTAAACTATTCAAAAACAAAGAAACGTATTTCGCAGCGACGACTTCTAGATATTGTGAAAATGTAAAAAGAAATCATAGTTCGAATCATGTATGGTTTATACTTAGTGGAAAGTTCATTCTCCAGAAATGTTTTAGTCGACATGAAACTATTTTGGGACGTCGTGATGGATTTTGTGAATACTTTTGTGGTCGCCGACATCAATTGACGAGTGACATTATTGATAAACTTTACCCCAAAAAGGAGGTTATCAGTAAGTGTCCAGAAATTAAAAAAGTTATAGAAAAACCAGAAATTAAACAGATGGACGTAAAACCAGATCTTGAAAACTTCATTAATAAGAATATGAAGTGTAACGATGATACACGTGTAGTTAATGTAACTAGGGATAAAAATAATTTTTTAGTGTTAACCACATCTAACTACTGTGAAACTATTTCT